GGGGTATTGGCAACAGACGGACGAGAATCCGTAAAAGTAGATGATAAAATCCCATATTTTACTTTTAGAGAATTTGACGCAGATCAATTCGATCTTACATATGGAGGCTTCGATCGGATCAACGGACAGTTCTTGTTTGCTTATAGATCGGCGAACTCCGAGCTTTCCGATATCACTCAAGATAAAGTTTTAGTATATAATTATGATGAGCGTACGTGGGCGGTAAATGACCAACGATTCTCGGTATTCGGTCAATCGGATGACGGAGAATCAATTGCAATGAATGACATCTTTTATAGTGCCGAACATCCAAGCTGGGGCCGGATGGACACAACAGAAGAAATTTGGAATGAAATCGGGACTACTGCTGGGACTCAGAAAACATTGGCAGGAGACAATGACGGATGGATCTATCAAATCAATACAGGATTTAATGACAATTTCTCTACGATAAGTTCGATTACGAAAGCGTTTCCATGTGTCGTTACAATAAGTGAAAATGATTTTGAAATCGGTGATATGGTTGGATTTCTAAATATTGAAGGAATGACAGAATTAAATAATAATATTTATGAAGTAACGGCCTCTACTTCTACCACTATCACAATCAATGTGGATAGTACAAATTATAGTACTTACACCACAGGAGGAACGGTTGAGCAAGTGATTGAATTTGACGCTGAGTTGACTATATTCAATCCATATCGAGCACAAGGGATGCGATGCTATATCTCTCATATAGAAGTTCTTCTCAACACCGAATCTAATCCGGTATATGTTGATTTCTATATAGACGGAGAAGAATCTCCCTATAAGACCGTTTTATTAAGTCCCGATTCTGCATTGACTAAATCTAGGCAATGGATCACGGCAATCTTAGACATGGAAGCAAATTTCCATAATATTAAATTTAGAAATCAATCATATGGCGCTCAAACAATTATTACATCAGTCAGGATGCATTGCAATCCGGGCGGACTAACTTCAGGGTAATATGGCTCAAATTCCGGAATATTTTAATATTGGTGATAAAGAAAATATAACATTAGAAAGATTTTTAGTAATAATTGAAGAAATATATACATTATTAGCTATTGCGGTTAATCAAAAACCTGATATTTATGAAACAGCGAATGACGGGGATACATCCGACGTTTCATTAAATAACGGAGATATAAACATAAATACAACTACAGGAAAAGTTGAAATGCTTACCTCTCATGATTCGGTATCAACTGTTACCTGGACAACATTAGGTTAAGGGAATATATGGCATCAGCAATTATAGCATCAGCAGTACCGGCAATCATAAGTGCCATTGGTGCAGCTCTAAATAGTAGAAAAACACAAGAGACACCTATTCAAGGTCAGCAAAGAGAAACGATTGATCAAATTCTAAGATCTCTCAAAGGACAAGGCCCGTTCAGCGATCTTTTTAATACGAGCAATGAGGCATTTCAACAATCGTATGTGCAACCGGCGAAACAATTGTTCGAGAGTCAAATTGCTCCTAGTATCCAGCAAAGTTTTATTGCAGGTGGTCCGGCAGGTAATGCTCGAACATCTAGCACAGCGCTTCAAGACTCGTTAGCTAGGGCTGGAATCGATTTAGATCAGATGTTAAACCAACAGTTCGCCCAATTTCAACAACAAGGCCAAAACAGGCAATTAGGGGCTTTACAGAGCATTTTAGATCAATCCCCTGGGGCTTTACAACAAAATCAGTCAAGATTAAGTGGCGGTTTAGAAGGTCTTGCAAGTTTTTTCGGTGGCCCATCCGGAGCTGAAGCCTTATCCGGATTATTTAGAAATAGATCAGGCAATAATAATCAAATTTCTCGATCCAACTCATTACAGGATACTTTTTTATCTCCTAGACAAGGGTTTGAAAAAGAACCGCAATACTATGATTGGAGATCAGGAGTACAGCAATGACAACTCCAACTCCTTTTGAATTCGGTCAAATGGTTTCTCAAAATTATGCAGAACCAATAAGGCAAACATTTGACATTAATGCATTGAATAAGATCTTTGATCAAGCTAAACAGGGTGGCATGAGTGAACAAGATTTAATGACTCAAGTTTTGAGTAAAGTTTCTCCTCAAAATAGGGAAAGCGCGGCTAAGCTTTTGCAGAATGAATTTATGAGCCTTCCTCGACGTGAAAAGGTCTACGAAAAACTAGGTTACACAAAAGAGATAGCTCGACTTCCTCCAGATGAAAGAAAAATTGCTCTTCAAAATCAATTCCAAGGAAAAGCATTAGAACAAAAACAACAGCAAGAAGTGCAAAAAGAACAACGAGAACAACAGGAAACTAAAACTCAAATACAAGAATTAAGAGATGATATCTCGTATACAGGATATCCTATTTTTTCTGGTATTAAACCTTTAGTAGGGAAAATTCCTGGAACAGAAGCTCATAGAAAAAGAAAAGGTTTTGAAAAATCAAGTATTTGGATTACTGACAAAATATTTTCTCACTTTAATAAAGGTACTATAAGTAAGCCAAAATTAGAATTGATCGTAAAAGATCTTGCTCCACATCCCGATTTATCTCAATCAGAAAACCTAGCTAGGCTTGATGCATTAGATAGAGCTATTGGATTACCAAGAGATGCTACCTATAATGATTTAAAAAGTATAATTGGCGAAAAAAGTGAATCAAAAAAACCACCATTAGAGAGTTTTTTTAAATGACATTTGATATGAATGCAGCAAAACAAGCTGGTTACTCAGATGATGAGATAAATAATTTTCTAGAAGCAAAGCAGTTGGCAGATAGTAGCAATTTTGATATGAGTGCCGCAAAACAGGCTGGTTACTCAGATGATGAGATAAAAGACTTTCTATTTACGAAAGAAATGGGTCTTCATAAATTATTAAGGCTACATCAAGAACAGTATGAGAAATACAAAGGCGAACCAGGTGCTAAGGCTCTAGGAGCTCTGCAAGGATTAGGTAGATTGGCAGAAAGTTTAACTGGCAGTTTGACTCCTCCTGTTTCTGTTGAAATTCCGCAAGAGACTCCAGAACAAACTCAACGAAAAGAACTTTTCTCAGATATTGCTGAATCAGCGGGAGCTTTAGCAATACCTTTGCCTCCTATTGGATCATTATTAAAAGGACTTCAAGGATCAAAAGTTGGACAGCGATTAGCGAAATTATTTGAAAAAGGACCTCCTGTACAATCGCAACTTAAAAATATAGAGAAGGCTGCGCAGGGAATTAAAAATTTCAGGGAGCGTGAAGCGATAATGAAGTCTTTAGCAGAAGCAAAGACAGCTAAAACGGTTAAAGATATGCCTTCTCTATTTGAATTAGCAGAAAAAGGAATAGAAGAGATCAAACCTTCTTTTCCAAGAATAGAAAAAACTAGATTAGGAATAGATGTTAAAGTCAGTCCCAATAAAACAGCTAGTAAATTATATAGAGAATTAAAACCTCAACGGGGTCCAACTGCTTCTATTTCTCCCAGAGAATTTCCAAGTGAAGCACAAGGAGGACGCGCCTTTTCAGATCTAGTAAAAGCCCATGCTTCAAATTCAAGAAAATCAGTTTCACGTGCATATAGTTTAGCAGAAGATGCATATAAAAACATTAATTCTATATATCCTAAATTATCCAATGAATTAACAGAAATATTATCTAGATTAAAGACTTCATTTCTTCCTAATAAAGCTGAATCGAGCATTATAAAATCTATAGAAGATCTACTAAATGAAATCGGGACAGCAGAAAGAGGATATATTCAGGCTCCAGTTTCTAGGCTCATAAGAACTTCTGACTCCATTACTGGTATGGCTAATTATGAGCTTCCATTTACAGGTCCTAAAGATATCTTAAAGAAAATAGCGTCTACTTTAGATAGAGCCTCTTTAAAAGCTGTTGAACGGAGCGGTGTCAACCCTAATTTAATGAGACGCGCAAATAGACTTTATGGAGAATGGGCAACAAGATTTGGCTCTGATCAGATATCTCCATTCTTACAGAGAACGATTGATAATCCAGAAAAATTGTTCAATAAAATAGTAAAAGATCCATCTACATTCAGATCTATGGAAAGAGCCTTACAAGGCGTTAGAAGATCAAATGAATTTATGAATGCTGTAGCCAGAGAAATAGCAAAAAATGAAATGAGACCTTTTATGGGTGCGAATATTTCAGAAGTTGGGTCTGAAGAATATTTAAAAAAAATGAGGAATTTATCCCAATTAATAGGTAGAGATAACGCACTAAACTTAGACAGAAGTTTAAGATCACAAAAGAGATTATCTTTAAAAGAAAGAGCTCCAGGAGATGTTTTATCTTCAACTGCTAGGCAAAAAGAAAAAGAGATTCCTTCCGAAAGAATTCGTTCGAAAGCTTTTAAAGAAAAATATGAGACTCCAGAAGAACTATTAAAAAAATTAAATACTCGATCAGGAATAAGAGAATTAAAAAAAGAACTTCCAAAATCTGCGTTTGATGAATTAATTGAGAAAAAAGGCATTCAGATCCTAAAAGAAGAGAAAATAAAGTATAAATCTACCGGAAAAGAAATGTTTGAAGCTCTAAACAAAGAGAAGAATTATGAACTGTTTTCTGAAATTATAGGTAAAGAAAAAACAAATGAACTTCTTGATGTTCTAGAATCAATAAAAGACTCTGAAGTAACAAATGAAAAAATCATAAAAATATCTAAAAAAATAGGATCTAAAGGATATTATTCTTTAGCGGGATGGAAAATTTTAAAGGGACTTTTGCTATTAGTTTAATTCCTCTTATTCTCTGATTCTATGTACTTATGATTCTAAAATTGATGCCATAATCAAACAGAATGCAACTGTCAAAATTGTAAAAACCATTTTAATTTTTCCTTGATCGTTCAATATCTAGCAGTCTTGAGTGAAAGTCTTTCACCTCTAAATGAATCGCATGGGTCATTTCTCTGATAGCATCCAATTTATTGTCCATGTGTCGAATATCTGCTCGAGATTCAGATCTTACCCAAAAAAATACTGGGAGAACCCATGCAGCATTTCCAAAAACTATTACCAATACTTGCAGCCAATCCATTAATTACCTCTTATTTTGCATCTATATTATCTGATTAGCAAATTAAAGTCATCTACATTTATTCTTTTATTAAATCGCAGTAACGAAAGCCTCCACCGCCTTTCCAGCTTACAGCTTCTGTAATGCCACCAAGATCTTTGCCGTCGATGACTTTTTGCAAGCGAGGGGCAATGTGTGTGTTGCAGTGCTCATTCATCTCAATCATAATCCAGCGTCGTTTCATTTTATGGGCTACTGCCCCAGTGGTTCCTGAACCGGCAAAGCAGTCGAGGATTAGGTCTCCGGGGGTGGAAGCACAATTAATAATGAATGAAATAAGCTTTTCTGGTTTTGGGTAATCAAAAGTGTTTTTGCTTCCAAATAAAGATGTGCTTTCATCAGCAGCATCTTCATATGTTCCGACTTCATAGTGAGCTTTGGACAACAGGTTTTTTATTTTTTTTGGTTTTTGTTCTGATAATATGCGGTTGGGTCTAAAAGGGATTTTTGCAATTTTGATTAAATCATCTGATCTAAGAATTTCTTCTAGTTTTTTTTGAGAATATCTCCATTCACCCTCAAGGCGAAATAGATTTACATTTTTCCCATTTTTGATGGATAACTTATCCAATAATTTTGTGATAATATTTCCTTCGGACATATCCTGAGGCTGGACTACCTGATCTGGAATGTCAAATGAAACTGATCCAGGAGGAAATGAAAGAACACGAAGCCCATTTCCCGAATTATTCAACGGGTATTTTTTTCCTTCAGTCGTTTGTCCGTAATAGAATGGGATTGAGAAATTTCGGTTTTTTGAGTAAGTAATTATATATTCGGTGACTATTCCTAGATTTTTATTTAAAAAAGATGGTTTTCTCTTCTTTTCCCAAATAAATGTTCCGCAGTAATTTTTTCTTCCAAAAATGTCGTCGCACAGTACTTTTAAATAATGATATTCATCATCATCGATACTAATCCAAATTGATCCATCTTCTCGAAGCAAGTTTCGCAGAATGACCAAGCGCTCTTTCATCATATTGAGCCAGAGAGAGTGTTCCATGGAGTCATCGTAGTGTTTGAAACAGCTTTTGGTATTGTAAGGGGGGTCGATATATACACACTTGACTTTGCCGGCATAGTCCTTTTCGAGCGCTTTCAATCCGAGCAAATTATCTCCATGGATCAGAAGATTTTCGGCTGCTCCTTTTTTGGTTCCATATGTAGATTTTTCTAAGAGAAGCCTTGGTTCGGGACGTTCCCATTTGTCTTTTCCGGGCCAAGTCAGTTCTATTTTATTTTTCATTTTTATTTTTAAGTTCTTTAATTTTCTCTTTTACAACCGTTCTGACAAATTCGCTCATTGTTCTCTGAGTCAATAAAGCCATCATTTTTAACTCTATTTTTTCAGCCGGCGTAAATATTACGGTCATTCTTGTTTCTGTACTTTTTTTCATATTTTACTACCTGATTATAATATTATAAAAAACTTTTAAATATGGCTATATTCATTATATCTGAAAATAAAAATAATTATTAGCGTGAGGTTAAAAGAAAAATATATAAGGAATAGTTACAATGCCAAAATATGCTCGGCCCAATGCCTATACGGGCAAAAAATCCTCTCAATCAATAACCGGACAATCACGATTTGCCAATGCTACAGAGGCCGAGGATTCCACAATTGATGACCTCATCATTTCTCCGTCTACTTTAGCTAGCTCTCTCGACACATTAAACCCTCATGCAACGACAACGAGTTATGGAGTCGTTCAGCTTACCGACAATAGCGATCCTGTAGCGACTAAAGTGTATGTGGACGGGATCGCAATTGCAGGGGCTCCCGTTGCCGATGAAACCACTGCCGGAATTGGCGAATTAGCCACGAATGTAGAAGCAGTGGCGGGAACTCCATCCGGAACAAAAGCGCTATTTGTAACACCGTCCAATTTTGCAGCCGTCTTCGCTGCCCCTCCTGCTACCGGGGGAACTACCCCGGCTGCAGGAGCTTTTACCACGCTCTCGGCTACCGGGTTATTGACTGCATCCGCTAGCGCAACCATTGACACGGCAGGTACGGCACTTAATTTAGCTACGGACGCCGACACGGCTACAGTCAACATGGCTATGGGTGGAGCTCGTATCGTACATATAGCCGACTCGGCGCATGCGCATACGGTAACTATAGGATCAACCACAGGAGCAGCATCTCTAACACTACAAGCAGGTACAGGAAATTTTGTTCTTACGACGGCTGCGACTACAGATGTAACGATGGGAGCAGCTCAAACATCGGGAACTTTTACAATCGGAGGGACAAGCGCTACGGGTTTTCTTACCTTAGGTAGCTCCGATCAAACAAATACAATCCGAATAGGGCAGGGGTCAGGAGCGACAGTAGTACAAATATCTAATGACAACACATCAGGCGACATTCTGATGGGGGCTGCCTATATTACAGGCACAATCACAATTGGAGGAGCCGGGCAAACAGGCGATATTACCCTAGGTTCGTCTACCGGAACTAATGCTGTGCAAATTGCAAATGGATCCGGTGCCTCAACAGTATCTATCGCAGCGGCACAAACGGCAGGAGCGGTAAATATCGGGTCTGCGATGACAACCGGAACTATATCGATTGGCGGAGCTTCAGCTCAGGTAGGCACAATTACAATCGGTCAATCCACTGCCGCTCAAACGATTGCAATCTCAAACGGTAATGGTCTTAAAACGATCGGGATCGGCAACGGGGTATCCGGAAATATTATAACGGTCGGAAATGGCATTAATACTAGTGCTCAGACAATCACAATTGCCGGTGGCGCGTCGTCTGCCGATTCTACGGTTAACATTCTTAGTGGAGATGGAATAGCAGGCACTCAAACGGCAAATATCTTAACCGGAACAAGAGCAGGGGCACTTAATTTAGGCACAGGATCGGCAGCTCATGTGATCGCAGTAGGGTCTTCATCAGCCGGCGCAATCACTTTAGACACGGCAGCAGGATTTAGTCTTGACGGCGCTACAGCGTCCAATGTGACAGTCACCGGCGCATCCGCAGACCTTACTTTGGCTTCGGTTGGCGGCAGCGTGAATATAAGTTCTACCGAAAATGCCGCAGACGCAATCTACCTACATGTAAATGCAGGTATTAACGAGCAAATACGAATACATGCAGATCAAGGAACAGGGGTCGATTCAATTAAACTTTTGTCAGATGCAGGTGGGATTGAACTCTCGTCAAATTTAGCATCGAGCGGAGCGATTAATTTAGATGCCGGTGTAGGCGGTATAGCATTAAGCACGGGGTTAGATATAAAACTAACAGCCACTGAAAATGCAACCGATAGTATCTTTTTGTTGGCAAACGGCGGTATTAACGAAACTATTAAAATTCAATCTAATCAAGGAACTGCGGTAAATGCTATCGATCTGGTAGCGACTGCCGGAGGAATCACACTTTCATCAGCACTCGCAAGTGCTGACGCAATTAATCTGAGTGCCTCGGCCGGAGGCTTGGATCTTGACGGAGCGTTGCAAGTAAACATTGCATCCTCTCAAGCGGCGGCATCGGCAGTAGTTATCACAGCGTCGGACTTGGCAGGAGGTATTGACTTAACTACAGGTGGAGGATCAATTGATTTAAGCTCAGCCGGGTTCGTCACTATGGTTGCCGGAACCGACACACAACCCGGGGCTTCCTGTACATCAAATACAAATGTTTTTGCATGTACATATACAGGATTTACCACAGCAGCCGCAGCAACGCAAACTTTCACGATTGTAAACTCTTTAATTTCAACAACATCACAAGTCATAGTCACATGCTCGAATCTAGGGTCAAATGACGCGCAAATGACTGTTCAACGAGTCAAACAGTTAGCCGGCAGTTTAGAGGTATATACGATAAATAACGGAGCAGCGGCACTGAATGGAAATGTTGTAATTACAGGATGGATAATAGGTTAACAAAAACTCTTAACAAAGGAAGATAAATGAAACAAGAGTCACAAGTATCTTTTAGCAATGAAAATAAAACAATCAATTTATTTTGCGATAACAAAACACCGTTAGGTTTGCTTCATGATTTTTTAATGAGCATTAAAGGTGAAATCGTAGATCGGATGGTAAAAGCTCACCAAGAAGAACAAAAAGCGGCTCAAGATCAAACAGATAAATCTGAAGCGGCATAGAAAATGGTATCGAGAGGATTTTTTGATCAAATTAGAACCTTAGATTTTTCGGGCATTTCGGGAACATATGCTGTTGTAGGTTCTGCTTTAACTAAACCCGCTCGAATGATCTGTTTTACGAATAAAACCGAAGGCGATATGTATTTTACCGATGACACAACAAAAGATAAAATATTTGTCGCTGCCGGTTCATATAAATTATGGGATTTTCAATCCAATATGAATGCACAAAAAGACGACAGTTTTGTAATTTCTAAGCAAACTCAATTTTATGTAAAACAAATAGAAGCTCCGGTCTCAGGAAGTGTTTATATAGAGATTATATATTAATGATTAAAAGACAAGATCTTGTTAAACAATTTGAATTAATAGTTAAACAGGAAATAATTAATCATAATAATAGCATTTTGCAGACAAATAGATCAGTCAATTTATTAACAGAAAAAATTGAATCATCAAATAAATTTTTAGATGATAGAATTAATAGATTTGATTCTAAAATCGGATATATTGAAACTCAAATTAAAGATATATTTTCAGGTCACAAAAAATTTGTTAAAGAAATCAATTCAACAATAAACGATTTAAACACTTCATTACAGTCTTTATATGTATCAAATAAAATGATTTGTTCAAGTAGTGACAATAAATTTCTAGATAAAATAAGTTTTAATAACTATAAAAATAAACAAATATTACTACAAGAAAATATAAAGAAAGAAATAAGTTCAATTGAACAGCAAATTTCTTGGTTAAACAAACATTTTCATGATCAATTAGAAAATTCAATTAGAAAGATAGTTGAACTAATAAAGCAAAAACCAGCTGAAATAGAAAAATTATCCAACGAAATATCAAATAAGATTGAAAGTTTTAGAGTGGATAATAAAAGTTTAATTGAAGAAATTGTTGCATTAAAGAAAAAAAATTTTATTCAAGATAAGAAGATTGAAAACCTTTACAACACATTCAATAAAAAAGGAATTGCATGAGTCAGGGCGGATTTGTCGATATTACTCAATCAAATCCTAGTGTTGCTAAGGAATTTCAAACGGACTCGCAAAATGCGATTCCTATTGCAGGCGTATTACAAGTTGTCGGCGGAGAGGGGATAGATACAAGCGGTTCCACAAATATTGTGACTATTTCGGGAGAACTCGCAACGGCAGCAGGAACGGTAGGAACAGCCAATATTGGAATGTGCGCCTTTGACAGTGCAAATTTTACTGTAACGGATGGATTCGTAGCATTAGTCGGAGGGGGATACGGAATCGTAAACTTGCTATCCAATGACGGATCTCCCGCAGTTATTCCAAACGGATCCGGACAAGTGGAAATTTTAGGTGCCAACGGAATCGTAACCTCAGGTCAATCCCCTTCAAACATTATTGCGGTAACAGGTGTTCAAGCAACTGCAGCACAAATCGGAGTTCTTAAATTGGCTACAAGCGCCGATAGTATTGCCGGAACCGAGGCAACTAAAGCTATAACTCCTTCGACGCTAACAAGCAAATTAGGAACACAAACATCAAATGGCATGGCCTACGGCCAAGGGACAACGGGAGCTATCGGATATACTTCAGCTTTAAATAGCGGATATTTAGTTATAGGTTCATTCGGAGCGCCTCCGGTGGCTGCATCCATCACTACAGGAGATGGGATTTCAAGCGCTTTAGGCCCGGGAAGCTTGTCTATTTTCGGTTTGCAATCTACCCCGACAACGTTAGGCGTAGTGGAATTGGCTACCGTAGCAGAAACAATTGCCGGGACGGATTCTATCAGAAGTATAACGCCATCGGGACTCACCGGCAAATTAGGAACACAAACATCAAATGGGCTAGCTTATGGTCAAGGGACAACAAGCGCGATAGGTTATACCTCTGCTTTGACGGACGGCCAACTCATAATCGGATCAACCGGATTAGCTCCTGTTACGGCTTCATTGACGGCAGGAACGGGAATAAATGTAGTCAATGCGGCGGGAAGTATAACTATATCGGCATTAAATAACGGAGATGTTGTTGGACCCGCAAGCGCTACAGACAATGCGATAGCGAGATTCGATGGAGTCACAGGGAAATTAATTCAAAATAGTTCTATTATAATAGACGACACCGACAATATGACAGGTGTGACATCTATGACAATTGATGGAGCGACAGGTGGAACGCTTGTAGTAGATACTGATGTTTTATATGTAGATGCGACTAATAACAGAGTAGGCGCAGGCACGGCAACCCCCGGATCTCCTTTGCATGTATACGAAAGCAATACCACTATAATCGGAACCACGACATTAGGTTTAACTATACAACAAGCAAGTACCGGAGATGCAGGATTGCAACTGGCCGTACCGGGCAGAAGATGGGTTATAGGAGTCGATAACTCAACGACCAATGATTCATTAGTATTTTTTGATGATTCTATATCTCAAATGGTTGTAACCATTGATTCGATTGCCGAGCAATTTCAACTAAACGACACGGGGACCAATTCATGGATCGGTCTTCATGGCCCCGGTGGTTCTCCATTTACAGGCCGCATTGAAGGCGCTAGTGCAACACCTGTTACATACACATTTATCGAATTTTTACTTTCGACAGGAGGCGCTTTCACCGAGGGTAAAAATATTTTTTTCAACACTACGAATGTATTGAGAATGACATTAGATGATGCGGGTCTATATGTAAAACCTGCTAGCTCAAGCACATTTCCTACGGCCTATTTGCATCTTGGAATCGGAACGGCAACAGCAAGCACAGCTCCTTTAAAATTTACTTCAGGTACAAATCTAACTACCCCGGAAGCTGGAGCGGTTGAATACGACGGAAGTTATTTTTATTCAACTAACTCAAGCACTGTTAGAAGAACTATAGATTCTTACATTTATACAGAAGTGACAGGTACAAGCGCTTCAATGGTTGTCAACTCTGTATATACCTCGAATAATGCAGGACTTGTAACTTTAACTCTGCCTGCAACGGCAGCACTAGGGGATACGATTCAGGTTGACGGAAAAGGAGCCGGAGGGTGGCAAGTCGCTCAAAATGCAGGTCAAACAATACATTATGCGAGTTCTAGCACAACTACAGGTATAACAGGTTATATTGCATCAACGGTGCAATATCAAGCAGTAAAATTAAGATGTATTACTGCTAATACAAATTTTGTAGTCGAAAGCACTAGTTCAACATTATCGGTGGTTTAAAAATGTCTCAAACATCCGCTTTATCGGGAACTACGGATCCTCAAGTACCGACACAGATAAATACAGATAGCGGAAGTGCAATACCGATTTCAAATGAACTGGATGTTTTTGGGCAAAACGGGATCATTACCTCAGGTAGCGGAAAACAGATTACCGTGAGCGGCATAAATGCGACCGCAGGCGCAGATGTCGGATCGACCACAATAGGCGTTTCATCTTTTGACAGTGCAAATTTTACTGTCACGGATGGATTTGTACAGCTTATTTCAGGAGCGGCTTCGGTAACAGGCTTAATCACCGATGACGGATTACCTTCGGTCACTCCTGACGGCGATGGGAATATTGGCATACAAGGGATACAAGGTATTGCAACAGCCGGTCAAAACGGTACAAACTTAGTATCTGTCGGCTTAAGCAATAATGCAAAACAGACCGCTGTACATTCGTGGAACGGATCATTGGTATTTAAGGGTACCGAGACAGTTGCATCAGATGGAGCCACAGTAACTATTTCCGTTCAAAAAGATGGAGGAGGAGACTTAACAGTAGTTTTTTCAGACGGTTTTTATAACTGGGATACAACTCCGGCCGACACTGTTGCGCTAACAGCCGGTTTAGATACCGTGCCTGAGACAAATTATATATATATGCCTCAGTCGACTAAAGTAATGACTGCCAATACAACAGGATTTCCGGATGAGGAAATTTTACGAATAGCCGTGGCAATTGTGCCAAGCGCATCTTTCGTTCAAACTGACGGATTATACGGTATACATCAATGGTTAGACGACACGCACGAAACTGACGGGCAAGGACATATAACAGATATTACATATTGGATCAGGAGTCAACATGCGACATGGGTTTCGGGAGTGGCGCAAACTTATGCAATCACTACAAATGTCGGAACGCCTGATAATGTAATTTTTACAACTACCGCAGGTGTAATTTTGCAATTACATCCTAATAGTTTTCCTGCATTTAGCGGGACACCGGACATTTATGTTGTCAATGATCCAATAACTCCATATTTGAAAATAACGGATATTAATCAAATCGACACGGATGCTTTAGGGGCGACATTAGTAGGAAGATATTATTCTCTGGTAATTTGGGGAACTGTTAACCATGATACATCAAATTGCAAACTTTTTATAAATCTACCGTCCGGTTCGTACTCTAACCTTAATGGAGTTTTAGCAGACTCTAGCGGGTACGCAAATTATACTATTCCGACAGATTTCAAGGGATTTGCATTTTTAATTTCAGAATGGAAATTACATCAAACCGGACTCTCCGGCGGCACATGGACATCAGAGGACGAAATTGATTTGCGCGGAAATTTCCCGTCTACGATTGCAGGAGGCGGAAATTCTTTTCAAAATCAATTTGTAGATACTGCATTTCGGATTTATGACGATGGCGATACGACAAAACAAATTGCGTTTCAAGCCGATCAAATCTCTACAGCAACTACACGTACAATTACCATGGCAAATTATAATATTAATTTGTCTTCTGCTTGTATATCGGCACCAACGGACAGCGGAACCGCAACTCCTGCGTCAGGCGCTTTGACATTCACAGGAACAGGAGGGATTGTAACAGGCGGATCGGGTTCCACTGTTACAATCGACGGAACGGCTATCCAAGATTTTAACTGGAATGTAGCAACAGGAGCGACACAAGCCTTATCTGTCAATAACGGTTACTTTGCTAATTATAACGGAACATTAGCTTTCACATTGCCTGTGACGGCAGCAGTCGGAGACACAATAGAAATCGTACAAATGTTTGCAGGGCAAGGATGGAGTTTAGCTCAACAAACAGGTCAAACATGCTATATAGGAAATACCAACACAACCATAACGACAGGAACCTTAGCTTCAACGGATGACGGCGACTGGATTCAAATCGTTTGTAGAGTGGCCGACACAGACTTTCAAGTAAATGTTAAATCAGGCAATATCACGGTAACGTAATGGTAAAAATAAATTCCACAAACAATTATGCGCCATTTAAATTTATGGTAAGCTCCACTATTTCACAAGGGACTCATACTACAATAGCAAGTGCTTTATCCGATGCCGCGAGTGGAGACACGATTTATATTTGCGACGGAACATATACAGAAAATTTAACCGCCAAAAACGGCGTAAATTTAGTATCTCTTGGAAGTGCAGGTACATTTTCAACATATAGTACCGGAAATGTAATAATAGTCGGTAAAATTAGTGTAGGAAGTTCGGTTAGTTTTGGAATTTTTGGTTGTCGATTGCAAACTAATAGTGATTTTTGTATAGAATGTACCGCTTCATGCTCCGTAACATTATTTAATTGTCAAATTGCCGGATCAAATAATACAACATTAGGAATGTCAAATTCTTCAGCAAATATTATTTTACAAGAATGTTCAATAAACTTATCTACTACAGGGATATCTTTTATTTCAAGTAGCGGAGGTGTTTTATGGATGCATGAATCTGATATATTCAATTCGGGGTCGAGTACAACGGCTACTACTATAAGTGACGGTACATTATATGTAAAAAATTCAACGATAGCAGCACCGATTTCCACTTCAGGTACGGGAAGATTTCAAATATATGGATCTAATATTGATACGAGTGCAATAAATACGACTTCCCTTGCTATGGCAGGAAATCAAAGCAGCATAGTTTATAATACTTTGTTGTCATCAGGGAGCGCAGCTTGTTTATCGGTCGGAACAGGAACGACAGTTACTATGATTAATTCTAGTGCAAATTCTAGCGCCACAAATGTTCTTACCGGAGCTGGAACATTAAGATATGGAGGAATTGTATTTGACGGAACTAGCTCAGGTCATGATGTAACTACAGAAACAGCTTTGACAGTTCTAGGTTGATGAAAAAAAAATATTTTAATTTAGTGTTCTCAGAAATAGCATCGGAAATCGGAAAAGTCGGATTGTTGATAGTGTGTTTAATTGTTGGTGTTTTTTTTGGAGCCACTCTTTCTTTGACCTATATTTCGGAAAAAAACAGAAAACTTGAGTTAAAGGTTGTCGAAATGATGGAACAGCTAGAAGAGGCAAAAGAAGAAGAACTGAGGCAAAACATCAAAAACAGCTATATTAACGATATGTTGATCCCCGGTACACAGAAGCACTACACTGTTGAAGCGAAATAAAAGTCAAGTACAGACTTTATTTAACATAACATAATATGTATTATCAGACTATACCCTATTTTCCCTTGTTTCACATGGTCAAAAATTAAAAAAAAATATATAAATTGGATTTGATTGAATGGATGATTTTATCAAATATACCAAAAAAATAAAAGGAAATAATGGAAATACTGAACTATGATGAACAACCGGCAGGGTCATATGCAATAGCTATATTTGATATATATTTTGGAGGAAAATATAACAGCATAATTAATCGTTTGAAATTATGCAGATCAAAAAACGGAAATTTGTACGTAAAAAGTTTTAGTTACAAAAAAGGTGAATTTGAAGGAAAACCGCAATGGGGAGAAATTGTAGACCATTCAGGAGAAGGGGGACGTCTTTTCCAAAAAGATGTATTAGAAGCTTTGAAACCGTTTATCAAATGATAAATTATATAGTTGAATAAAATATTTTTTGTCTCTACAAATGAAAAGGAACTCAATGAAATTAAAAGGAATATTCTCAAGTTTAATCTTAATGATTGCTCCTTTGAGTGCTCAGATATGTCATATAGACGCTCTTGCGTGCAATGCTAAACCAGGAGTAATTACAGTTAAGGTTCCGGATACATTCGATTGCAATGAGCCTGTCAATGTGATTGCCCCTTTAATTCTGTTCTACGATTATAAGCAAAAAGAAATACAAAGCAGAATTACTCTACTCGGATTTGAGCATCGATATGAAAAAGAAACAGGTCTAAATACTCGTGTTCATATGAGCGGAATGAAATGCAATAAAGCAAAACATATGAATTTTAATATAGAGGGATCTTATAAATTCAAGTACGATGAAAATATATATGTATATCCTACCTTAGTCATGTCATGGACTAGGATTGGGATGACTCCTAGGGTTCATGAAACAGGAGCCTATATTTTTAAGAACTGTTTTTATGCAGGGTTAGGAATAGAGAAATCATTCAAAAACATCTTACTTTTAGGCGTTCGATGGCATTTGTCTAGAGATTTAGATACAAGATCGTTCGGTGAATTCGGTAAAAGCTTTGTTGGCGTTAATAATGTAAGAACAACCGGATATAGAATTTCTACATATCTTCATCTATTAGTTGTTGATAAAGCGGTAATTGAGATACAACCATATTACGGAAAATCTTTTGAAAGAATTTTCGAAGAAAAAGGTTTAAAATTATCATGCAGCTTTGTATTTTAATTTTTTTTATTGCATGATATGAAACTATGCATTAATGAAAGATAATAAGGAGTCTAAAGGCTCCTTTTTTCAAATATACTTATTAAGTATTTCTAATATTTGAGGATCGATCTTTTCCCCTTTTCTTTCTACAAGCATAAAAACCGAACCATGATCTCCATAATCAAATAAATTTAAAAATAAATCGGTTTCATTGTTTATAATCCACTTTGAAAAATATTTAGAATCTCTAATAAGGTCATCGAATATTACAATGCTTCCAATTCGTAAATATGGGAAAAATTCAGGTAATATTTTTTCTGTATCAGTATATTTTGAACCTGAAAAATTTATGATTGCAAAGTCAACATTTCTTAATTCTCTTAGATATATATCAAATACTTCTTTGGTATAACTTCCTTTCCATATATCTGCTTTTTTATAATTATATTTATTTATATATATATTGTTTCTGATGTTCTGTTTGCTTAAAAGAATTCCATCACAAATTTCGTTATTATATTCAACGTCTATTCCTATATATCTAAATCTTTTGTTCATCCATATTTCACCCAATTTTATGGCATGTGCCAAGCATTTCCCTGTATGAATCCCAAATTCTATATATGCACTATTTTCGAGTATTTTAGGATTGCATGTCTTCTGAATAAAGAAGGCTCCTGTAATCGCTTCACATGTGTCAGGGAAAAAAGAAGAAAAAGATTTGTTGTTCTTTTCCGATTGAATAATTCGTTGATGCAGAATTTTTAAACATTTATTTTCGTTTGAAAAACATATTGAAAATAAAAAGATTAAAATTAAATTCCGAATAAATACCTGTCCCATGCTTCCGATATTTCTTGTATAAACCTTAATTCTCTGATATCTTTGATTTCGGTTTCTCTCAATGGAATAATTTTTTCTTCTATTTCTTCGCCTAGCTGTTCAACTTTTTGCTCCCAAAATGTTGGCATATCTGGATCTACTTTTCTTTTTCTTCCTACTTTCAAATCAACCTCCATAAAAACGGCCCTTATATGAATTGCAAATAAAGCTAAACCTAAAGATATAACTTACATATAAGGGTCGTTTTTCTAAATCAAAATCATCAATATATAGTCCAATATTCTTTTGAAGTTTTCATAAATTTACTCTTATCTATTGAAGTATACTCAGGAATAGATTCACATATTGATTTATAATCTATCGACATTTTCCCTGAATTTTTTTTCAGTTTAATACCTGCTCCCATAGAATTAAATCCATCAGACAAACGAATCAACTCATTTCTAATCATTGATTCCTGCTTCTTAAATTCTTTAATTGAATTAGACACACGTTTCCATTGTTCAACAAATGAATTCCATTCTAAATCATCATTTTTATCAACATAGTCCTTATCGGTCAGCGCAGGCTCATTCAACGCTAACACATGATCGAACCAAAATTTATGCTCTTTCTCTATCAAATTTTGAATGTACTTCTCGTCGCGCCTCACTTCGACAATCAGACCTTCTCCGTTATTCAGAGAAAAGTAATCTATCATATCGATACCATAAAGTGCAAATAAAATTTCAAGCTGATGTTGCAGCTGTGGAAAATATTTTTCCGGGACATTTCCTGACCTTGCAATTTCATGATCCTCTTTGCAGGGGTTCTTGATTTCCACCGCAACTTTAGACTCCTCGCAAAATCCGTCCAATGATGCCATCATAAATTTATGTTTCGGATGGAATAAAACAGTCGGCTCAACTATACACATTTTCATATCTTGATACATCAATCTTGCAGGCTCTTCCATTTCTTTTCCTCGCTGCATAGCTATATTACATTCATCTTCATAATTACATAAAAGCTTACTGTTATATATATCTATAGGAGTTCGATAAGTGTAAATTCCCATGATAGTTGGGGCATCGGATGCACCCAGGTAGTTTTTTCTCATTTCAAGCCATTCCGGCGTATTTTGCTTAATCATGATAATGCCGCCTCATCTTCTACAGTTTCATATTGTTCTGTTACTTCTTCCAATAGTTTATTTAATTTTTCTAAATTATCCACTGCCTTCGCACGCACCTTTTCATACAAATGCGCAGGAAGTTCTTTGAGCGAATTAGACCCAAATGCTTTTTTTATGTACCTGAGTACATCATTTCGGTATTTATCGTCTTTTCCGATTAGCTCATCGAGTTCTCGATATTGAACTTCCGTTATGAATGAACCGGCATTCGGCTCATTTTCTACGATTTCATATTGTCCGGTAACTTTTTCAAAATTGTCCACTGCCTTCGCATACACCTTTTCATACAAATGCGCAGGAAGTTCTTTGAGCGAATTAAAACCAAATTCTTTTTTTATGTACCTGAGTACATCATTTCGGTATTTATCGTCTTTTCCGATTAGCTCATCGAGTTCTCGATATTGAACTTCCGTTATGAATGAACCGGCATTCGGCTCATTTTCTACAGGCATTACCTGCGCATTTAATAGGTCGTCTTCCAATATCTCTCCTTTGACATAACATCCCTTTATAACGTCCGAAAATAGCTGTCTTGCCAAATTAGACAACGCTCTGGCATAAAGCATGTTTCTAGGAAATTTAGTCCAAGGGCTATTCGGCTTATAAATTCCTGCCCTTTTAGCGTCATTAATACAAAATGATTCGGTCCATGTGTTATCGTTGTCTTTCCGTTTTCCGTGAAGAATACAAATTGTATCGTCGGATCTTCTGTCTTTAGTCAACGAATGCCCCGCTTGTCTAATTAATTGACTCATCATTTGAGCAGACATTTCCACTTTTCCCTGAACGCAATACAAGCCTCCGTTTAATGCATCTAACGGATCTATATTTAATGTTTTAGCTTTCTGAACAATAGCGAAAATACCTGCCTCTCCGATTTTGCTATAATGAGGAGTTCTCATTAATTCTAAACACATTTTGTTTGCATTTTCTAATTCATATAGTATGATTTCGCTATCTGATTTAATAACTTGATTTTTTGTAGTCATATTTTATTTCCTGTTCTGTAAAGTTAATTTGTTAATAAAATTATATTTTTTAATCTTTTCTGAAATATAATATTTATTTGTTATCACCGGTGTTAATGATGCGTCCGTATTTACATCTAGCAAACCGCACAATTCGTCTAATGAATCTTCTAATTCACTAATATTTCCTGTTTTATAAACAGATCTTAAAATTCTATTTAAAAACTTTCTACAATCACCCAAATCAGGTATCTCATCGAGAGAAACCAATCCTCTATCCTCTAAACTTAGTTCATAATCATCTTCATAATTCATCATATCTTCCATGTAAATTCTTCTTGTAAATTTACGAAATCATATATTACGTAAATGTGTAACTTTTTGTCAATGTATACTCTTATTAAATTTATTTTTCGTTGATCCTATATCTGTTTTTCGTATATTCTATTGTTTCAAAAATTAGTGCTAAGGAAAACCCAATGGATTTAAGAAAATATTTGGATGAAATGAATATGACGCAGAAAGAATTTGCTAAAAAAATAGGATGTGAAACTTCACATTTGAATAACTATGTGAATAGGAAAACCGCTCCAAGCTTATCGAGAGCTATTATAATTTACCTTGTAACTAGCGGACAAGTTAACATGATCGATATGTTGAGCGAGAAGGAAAAAATCAAAATGCAAGAAAAATTTTCTATTAAAAAATCAGATGATCAATAAAGATTAAAAAACAAACGATAAAAAACCCTCGGTCAAGAAACCGAGGGATTAACTACACTGATGCAACAATCATCAGATACTAAGAATAAGATAAAAATAAGACAAATATATCTTATCTTAGTCTCTAATTTTGTTGCAACGTTTTTAAAACATTTAACGATATAGGAGATGAATGCGTACACAAAACACTAAATATAAACCATTTGATATATCGGTACATCTAAGAGATATAAACATTTCCTTGGCAGAAAAAGGTGTTTTATCCATTATATTTTGCTGCCCTGATATCAAAAATGAAAACGGATCGATTGATATGGATCTACTTGAAGAGGTAGTCGATGTTGAAGAATTTATTTCGGCAGTTAGAGGATTGAGAGATCTTGGAGTACTCGATTATTATTTCAAAGAACTTTTAATAGACTTTTTACAACCGTCTTAAGAAGATTAAAAAAGGTGATGCCTACATTAGATAAGCATCACCAACACAACAAGTCATCAAAAAAAAGGAGTCATGATGTCCTACTTGAAAGATAATAACACCACTTACCATTCTTTACTATCACACTCATTTGATACCGGTCTTGCAAAAAGATTCGGAATCGAGTGCGCTATCCTAATAAACCATTTTCGTCATTGGATAGAAAAGAACCATAAATTAAAGCGGAATTATTTGGAAGGGAGAACATGGTCATATCAAACATATGCCGAAATTTCAGCGGATATGCCTTATTTGTCATACTCTCAAGTTCGTCATTCGATCCGCAAGTTATGCAAAGAGCAGGTAATCGTAAAAGGAAAGTTTAATCGAAGAAAAGGAGATAATACGATTTGGTTCGCATTTCATAACGAACGAATTTTTTGTCCGAATATTTTACGCGATCCGCCATCGACTCCGATACCGATTCCCACAGACGATCAAACACCGATTCCCGAAATAATTTCCCCTGACATTTCGCAGGATCTGTCAAATTCGACAGGGGTCTGTCAAATTCGACAGGGGTCTGTCAAAAATGACAGAGCTTTACCAGATACTAAAACAGATACTAAAACAAAAAAGAAAAACAAACCGTCGTCAAGCATGATAAAATCGACGCCTGCGGCAGTCGATGTGTGTGATTTTCTTTTAAAAAAAATTAGAGAAAGAAATCCCGAATTCAAACAGCCCGATCTTGAAAAGTGGGCATCCCAAATGCAATCGATGATTTGCTTGGATAAACGAGATCCGGAAAAGATAAAGCAGGTCATTGAATGGGCATCAAATCAAGATGATAAGTTTTGGGCTACCGCTTTCCAAAGTCCAACTACTGTGAGAAAAATGTTCGACAGGGCCGTTTCTCAGATGAATTTTAAATCGACTAAGCAAGTAGAGCGGGACTTGGAAAAAGATAATCGAGAAAGAGTCGAATGCCTTAGAAAATATAATTTCTCCGATCCGAATCGATATATGAAAGTATTGCATAACGGCGTAGAAGTAAAAAATTGTTCTGATTTTTTTCTGGTAAAATTTACGGATAAAAATTTTACGGAAATTATTTGGTCCAAATTGAAAAGTTGGGGATTAGTGTGAAGTTTATTTTTCATGGAAATCCAAAAGCGCAGATTAGACCTCGAGCTTTTCGCATCGGGAAGGGAATTCGATTTTACGATCCTTCGTCAGTTGAAAAAACAAAAATAGCTTGGGAAGCAAGAGCACAAATGCTACAGAACTGCTTTAAACCTATCAAAAATGGTCCAATCGAAGCTAGGGTTACTATTTTCACGCATATACCACTATCGTTGAAAAAACGTGCCTTAAAACAAGAAAACGAATCCATCTTCTGTTTCAAGCGGCCTGACATCGATAACTATATAAAATTAATATTTGACTCTTTAAATAAAATTGCATATCACGATGACGGGCAGATCAGTGAACTAAATGCAAGAAAGATATACTCATCTAACCCGAGGGTAGAAATAGAATTGAATTCATTGGAGGATCAAGAATTATGAGAACAGAAGTAGCTACCTTTTTAGGAGTTTTAATAAATTTTTTATATATTATATTTATTCATATAAAGATGTGCAAAATAGAAAAACAACAAACATCTGATGAACGTAAATTAATATTATTGAAAATGGACGTGGAAGGGCTGATTAGGAAAAGAAATCATAAGAGAGTTTTCCCGATGGGCAGATCGGTAACTCCAATCGATTTCAACGAAACGTCAAATAAAATTAACACAAATTTTAACCCGATATTTTTATAAAGCGATGATGGATGAAAAGAAGTGGCCTATAGTAACAAAATTTCCCGGTATTCCTGAGGTTGGAGTAACTTATCCACATTCGACGGAAATTGTTTTTGATAAAAGGCTGAAAAAGACCGTAGAGAAAATTGTAAAGAAATTATTTGAATATTCGCACGTAACTTATAACGAGGAAGGGTGGACTAAATCGAATGAATTTTTGCCTAGAAGGTTTGAACTTGTGAAAGTAAAGCTGGAAAGAGGCGGATTCATATTCCCGAAAGATATTAACGGATGGTGGACGGGATCCGATTGGACAGGCCTTAGATTTAAACCGGAAGATAAAGTACGAGAATGGAAAACATTATATCGAGAAGAAATGAGTTAGCGTATGATTGATAAAGTTTATTGTGGCGGGTACATATGGGATGTGGAGGAATGGAATATAAACGAACTGCATAACAATCCTAAAAATCCGGGAAAAATAACAAAATCTCAGCAAGAAAAGTTAATCCGATCTATTAAAAAGTTCGGACTCTGCGAGCCGATCGTTGTGAATTTAGACGGAATGATTATCGAAGGCCATCAGCGATTCCAAGCATTAAAAAAATTGAAATACAAAAAAGTCAGAGTGATGGTTCCCAATACCAATATATCCGATAAAGAAGCGGAGGAATTGAGACTTATGCTTAATAAAAATAAAGGAGAATGGAATTATGACATCATTCTTGACAGCTCGATAGAGTCATATGGAAAAGGAAGTGCCTAATGAATTTAGACCTGATCCGATTGGACAGGCCTTAGATTTAAGCCGGAAGATAAAGTACGAGAATGGAAAACATTATATCGAGAAGAAATGAGTTAGCGTATGATTGATGAACTCGATTGTAGCGGGTACATATGGGATGTGCAGGAATGGAATATAAACGAACTGCATAACAATCCTAAAAATCCGAGAAAAATAACAAAATCTCAGCAAGAAAAGTTAATCCGATCTATTAAAAAGTTCGGACTCTGCGAGCCGATCGTTGTGAATTTAGACGGAATGATTGTCGGCGGCCATCAACGATTTCAAGTATTAAAAAAATTGAAATACAAAAAAGTCAGAGTGATGGTTCCCAATACCAATATATCCGATAAAGAAGCGGAGGAATTAGGGCTTAGGCTTAATAAAAATAACGGAGAATGGGATTATGACATCTTGGCCAACAATTACGAAATGGATTTGCTTTCGGAAGTTGGATTCACGGATAACGATTTAGGATTAGAGGAAAAAAAAATTGAGCGAAAAAAAGAAAAAAAGTGCCCAAGTTGTGGATACATTTTATGAATCATGGTATATTTTCCTGTGAATTCACTTGTCATTGTCATTTCTTCTTCATTTAATATTTTTGTATCTTTTTAAATCTAAATAATACATAAAATGTAATTTTACAAAATAGTATAAAGATATAAATCTTTTGTATAATTAAATAATTTTATATACATTCATTATATGGGAAAAAAGAAAATTTCCGCTAGGAGAAAACGGGGATGCCCTCCAAAAGAAATTGATTGGGAATATGTAGATTCTTGCCTGATATCTCAATGTCCTGCAACTGATATCGCATCGGATTTGGGCATTTGCGTCGATACATTGTACATAAGATGCAAGACGGATAAAGGTATCGATTTTTCGGCTTATCGTCAGAGTAAACAAAAAAAAGGCCTTTGCGTACTAAGAAGGGCCCAATTTAGACGCGCAGTATCCGATAAAGGAAACAGTGAAATGCTAAAATGGTTGGGAGCCGAATATCTAAATCAGGGCAAAAAAGATAACTTTTCCAATGAATCACTATCCGATTTAGTCGAGAAAGCGCAAGCGGGAAAATTCGACGATCTTTTGCGGCAACCCGATGTATAAATTTGCCGATAAAAATTGGAGGATGAATAATTTATATCGAATTGTTAATACACAAGGCAATTCAATTAGGTTTAAATTAAATAGTGTCCAAGAAGATGTATTAAATGGATTGCATAATAGAAATTTAATACTAAAAGCACGCCAACTTGGAATGAGTACATTTAGCGTTTTGTACCTACTTGATGAAGTTATTTTTAATGCTAATCTGGCGGCAGGAATCGTATCTTATTCTCTCGAACATGCACAGCATATTTTTAAACGAATTATCGGACATGCGCTGGATTCAATCACTCCCTACGCTAAATCAATGGTTGGCATTGTTCAGAGATCGGCGCGTGAGATAACATTTTCAAACGGTTCATTCCTTCGAGTCGACACAACATTACGCGGGGGTGCTTACCAATTGGTTTTGGTATCCGAGTTCGGGAAGACATGCGCTAGAAATCCGATTAAAGCCGAAGAGGTTGTAACAGGTACTCTGCAAACCGTTTCCAGTTCGGGTAGGATCATCATTGAATCAACAGGAGAGGGGAACTCCGGCTTTTACGCAGATATGGTCAATCAAGCCGTTATAAGAGGAAATGACGATCTAAACGAGCTGGAGTACAAGCTATTTTTTTTCCCTTGGTATGATGAACCGTCATATAAAATGAAACGCAAAGCAAAGTACGAAGTCGAGTTGACGGACTATTTTGATAAAATCGAAATAAATTCTAACGTTACTATTAGCGACGAACAGCGCAACTGGTATGCATTTCAACGAGATACTTTAGGAGACAAGCTACGACAAGAATTTCCTTCAACGGTATCCGAGGCGTTTATCTCTCATTCGGACGCTTATTATTTTCAGATTTGCATAGAAAAGGCTCATCAAGAGAACCGCTGTCTAAATATATCTCCTTATGATGCATTAGAACCCGTTTATATAGCAATGGATATAGGCGTTAATGATCTAACGGTTATAATATTTTTTCAGGTCGTGCACGGAGAAATACGAATCTTTGATTATTACGCCGACAACGGAAAGGGAGTTGATTTCTATTCGCGATTTTTACAGATGGAAAAAAGATATTGGTACCACACAATATTTTTGCCTCACGATGCAGCAAGACGTGACGGGATAATAGTTGAAAATACATACGAGAGGGAATTCAAGAAATTGTTTAGTGGAACAGATACAAAATTCCGTGTATTAAAACGCACGGATAAATCAATCAACATCAGCAATGCAAAAATTAAATTCGACCGTTGTGTTTTTAACATGAACCGTGTAAAGCCACTGGTCGAGCAATTGGCTAAATATAGAAAAAAATGGTCTGAACAATATGGTAAATATTTGGAAGATCCGTATCATGGAGTTGAATCTAACTACGCGGACGCTTTCCAGTATACATGCCAGGCTGTCTCTCATATTGAATCTGTCGGAAGTTTCGGAGGAGCATTAGAAAAACACAAAAAGACTGTAGAAAAAAGAAAATGGATGATTTAAAAAAACAATTGAATATAACCTTAGCTGTATTACAAAACATATGAGAGGTATTAAAAAAATGGATACATCACAATTTTTAAAAGCTGTTAAAGACTATTGCGAAGCGAATGGAAAAGATTTTAGTGTATTCGATGGACTTGGTTTTATATTTTATCAAAACGGAGATCTGTTTGAAGGCCATTTTATTAATTACATAAATTTGCATTACACTATATTTAATCTAGATTCCGACGGTGGAATTACTCATAAAGATGTTGACACGAAACAAGGTCTACAAGGCATACTAACGATATTAAAAGATTTCCTTACTCTATACGATTTAAATATACGGATGACAGCAAAGAAAATGGATAAAGCACAATTTTTAAAAGCTGTTAAAGACTATTGCGAAGCGAATGGAGAAGATTTTAGTGTATTCGATGGATTCGATTTTAGATTTTATCAATATGTAGATAGGTTTGAAGGACATTTTATTAATCACCTAGGTGGGTATTACACTATATTTAAGATAGATTCCGACGATGAAATGACTCATAAAGATGTTGAAATGAGAAATGTGATGGCCTGTGATGCACCAGAAGGTACACTAAAGATATTAAAAAAGGTCCCTACTCTATACGATTTACATATGCGGATGACAGCAAAGAAAATGGATAAAGAACAATTTTTAAAAGCTGTTAAAGACTATTGCGAAGCGAATGGAAAAGATTTTAGTGTATTCGATGGATTCGATTTTAGATTTTATCAATACGGAGATCTGTTTGAGGGACATTTTATTAATCACCTAGATGGACATTGCGCAATATTTAAGCTAGATTCCGACGGTGGAATTACTCATAAAGATGTTGAAATGAAAAATATGATTGTATCTGAGACATCACAAAACATATGAGAGATATTAAGGAAACGGATACAATACAATTTTTAAGAGCTATTAGAGGCTATTGCGAAACGAATGGAAAAGATCCTAGTTTATTTGATGGATTTAATTTTAGACTTTATCAAGACGGAGATAGGTTTGAAGGACATTTTATTAATCGCCTAGGTGGGCATTACACTATATTTAAGCTAGATTCCGACGATGAAATGACTCATGAAGATATCTCATTTCTACATCACGAGGATTAACTTGTTGCTATAAATGTTTTTCTTTGATATAAGAGAATTAAGTAACAATACACACAATATGTGTTAGTGTTCTTTAAGACTTTCATCTCAGGCCCCTCAGCTGACGCCAATCGGTTGAGTTACAAAATGATAAATTACACGCCAAAAACCTCCTTTTTTAGACGTGGAAGGGTTCCTAACGGATCCCTTTTTTTTGTCTGCATTTAACCGAAAATGCACGATGTCATTTAAAATTCCGAATGGATCCCAAATTTTAAATTATATTTTTTTTGTTTACGAAAAATTTTCCTTTATGTCATGATGTTTTTTTTTTAACGGAAAGGAGATATTATGAATACAATTTCTTTAAATAGTGTTAGATCATATTTGCCTTCACTTCAGTTGGCAAGTCCGATGCAAATGGCAAGCAATGCCGCTAAAATTGCAATCCCGGCTATTCTGATGGCAGGGGCTATGTATGCAAAACAAGCCGAAGCGGGACCGATAGCCTATGCATCCTGTATGGCAATTTGTTTAGGAGCTACATTAGGCGGATTCGCCCCGGCGTGTGCTGTCGCGTGCGCTCCGGCTTTGGCGGCTCCGACTCCATAAAATGAAAAAACTAAATCAAAACAATGATGAATTAAATTCATTAATGGATATTGAAATAAGGAAAGGATTTTTGTATTACTGTACGATTATCAAAAATATAGATAAAGAAATTATATTAGAGGTAGTTGAAAAAAATGTAGAAAAATTCTTTAAAATATATCCGAAAAAATAGATACGGTGGGATTCTGTTTTAGGATCCCATTATTTAATTCTATAAACAGTAAATTTAGTCTTTTTAGTCGGTTCTTTCTTATTTCTAAAAAAAATAAGTTTTGAAATTAAAAGTGTGTAAATAAATGTAAAAATGATTAATTTTAAATCATGATTCATTTTTCGTGTTCTCTATATAACTAATCAAAAATTACTCATAACTATTAAATCGCTTCCGCTTTCTCATTTTACTAATTTCATTAAATTCATTTGCTGAATTTTGATTAGAATCTCTTCTAATTCATCGCTGTCTAAATCATCTAGCTTAAAATATTCGGACAATGCTTTTTCCTCAAATATAAAATTAAACATTCGGTGTAGAGTTTGCATGTTCTTCTCGGTTAATATATTTTCCATTTTTAGATATTCCTTTTTTGCCGTCATAGGCTAATTGTTAATTTAATAAATCAAATAATTACTAGCAGTAAATGATCCTATAAATAATATAGAGTTATGCTATCCGATAATGATATTCGTTCAGAATTCCAAGACAATTACCGATATGCCCATGATTTTTGGGCTCCTTTTATTGCAAATGCAAAAGTTTATACATTGGCAGCATCAGGTTATACATGGTCTGATAATGAATTGCGAGAACTTTCTAAGCAGGGTAGAGAACCGCTTGAATTAAATATAATGAGACGGCCTTTACAATTCTTTTCGGGGTATCTTAGAGATAATCTCCCGTCTGTTGTAGTTTCTCCCGTAGAAGGATCGGATCAAAATACATCCGATCAATTTACTAAACTTCAATATAACGTATGGGAAAAGGGACACGGATATAAGACATTTTTAGATGCTGCCGACGAATGTATGAAGTCGGGAATTTCATTGTGTGGAATTCAAATGGATTATAGTCGCGATTTTATCAATGGGGAAATCTCATTTTATAAACGGACATACAATGCTTTTTATCTTGATCCTACTTTTGAGAATATAAATCTATCCGATTGCGCATATCTGATTACCAGAGATCTTCTTGATAGGAATATGGTAAAAGGCCTGTTGCCATTTATTGACCCGAGTGTAATTGACAACATTCAACTTTCATTTAGAGACGATAAATTTTTAAGTTACCATCCTAATTTCACAAATTTAGCCCGCAATCGAAATTTGATGGCCTACGATCAATATTATCGAAGGACTACGCGAAAGAGAAAATATCTCATTGACGATGCTACAGGATTTTTCAGAGACATTACAGATATTGAACCTAATGAAATCCAAAAATTGAAAATAGGTATCAAGAAGATTAAATCCTTGCATGAGGTAGCCGCAGAAACGGGATCGGATATTTCTAATCTTCCGCCTATTTTACGAATCGAAACGGTAGACCGTCCTTACATTGAATTAAACATTATGCTTAACGGAGAAAGAGTATATCAAGGAGAAGATAAGACGGGAATTGTTGAAAATTTCCCTTGTGTTCCTCTTGTTTGTTACATGGAGCCGTCTATTTGGATGCCCTCTCAAAGAATACAAGGAATTTCTTCAACGTTATGGAGCGCCCAACGTCAGTTTAATAAACGTCATATGAAAATAATAGATATGATGGATTCTACTATTTCAACAGGATTTAAATATCTAATCGGTTCTGTCCCCGACCCTGAAGAAATGCAACAATCGGGTCAAAATAAATTAATCGGGGTAGATCCGGAAAATGCTCCTCAAGGATTAGATTCGGTTCAACAATTGTCAGGTGGTGCCGCTAATCCATCTCTTGTTGAATATCAGCAAATTTTAGATCAATTGACGCTAACCTTAGCAAATGTCAATGAATCCGTTTTAGGCGTTGACGAAAAAGGAAATACTCAAATATCAGGTCGTTTAGCAGAAGTAAGAATCGGCCAGGGGCTTAGATCTAATCGAAAACTGTTCGATAATATCGAAGAATCCCAGCTTTGTTTAGGTTCCTTAGTCGTAAAATGTATTCAAAGTAAATATAATCCGAATAAAATCCGAAGAATTATTGGAGAAGAGCCAACGACTCAATTTTATGAAAAAGATTTTGAGCAATATGATGCAGTACTTGAAGAGGGCATTCGTTCTAAATCTCAAAGAAATGCCTATTATTATGAATTAGTCAACCTCAAACGCGAAGGCATTGTCGATGTTCCTCAAGATAAAATTGTGGAATTTCTGCCAACTGTTGGAGCGGGAGATCTACAAGGGGCAATTGCAAAACAGAATGAACAACTTCAACAACAACAGCAAAAAATCAACCAACAAGAACAACTCGCTCTTAAGCTTGGTAATGCAAGAGTGGAGCAAGACTTGGCTCTTGCTCAAGAACGTCGTGCAAGGGTCATTTCTGATGTAGCTCTAGGATCCGAGAGAGCATCCGAAGCCGAACAGAATAGAGCTCAGGCAGCGCTTGATCGAGCTAAAACAATCACCGAGATAGCTCAAATGGAGACAGGTCGCTTGCTTGAAGTGATGGAATTCGTTCGTTCTCTTGAAGCCGAAGAAAGAGAGGATCGAGAAGCTGTCGATAACAAAATTCATGCTCAGGCAAATCAAATTAACTCTGAAACCGAAGGCTCATCTGAAAATAAAGAACAAGAAGCCATGGGAGAGATTAATAGGATTACATCTGAGATGGCACAGAATAAATAATTTTTTTTTAATATTAAAGTTGCTGTAAAACTGTTTGTGTAATACTTGTTGATTGTAAGTAAATTATTTATAGGTTAGTTATGAAATCAAATAAAAGTGGCGGAAGTATGACTTCTCCAATCGGAATGAATAGTTATAAAAAAAATCCCATGAAAATGGCTAAGCAAGTATCTAGTCAATTTGGACCTGGTAGCAATTCGGACCAGGCTAAAGCAAATCGATTGTTAAAGCAAGCGTATGCCGAAAAAGAATCTTTGCGCGGAAAATCGGGCATGTAATTATGAGAATGATGAAATGTCCTACATCAGGTTTGATCTTACCGAATGAATTTGTCGACGAGAAGCAGTCGTTAAAACGCTTAATAGATTCATGGTTAGATAAGGCTGTAGAACAATTTCAGCATATTAAAAATACTTATTTTTTAACTTTTCACGCTAAATTTGACGAAGTTGACCCAACTATATTTAAAGTTGATTCTCCAAAAATTACAAGCAAAATCCCTCCGTTCATATCAAATAGTTTAGTTTTTTGGGTAAACAACCAAAAAGGAATTTGCGAATTGCTCTGGATGGTACCTGCTAAGAAGACAGGGAAAAAGTTGAAAGTAGAATTTAACACAAATGGTGTCGCCTACCTACAAGCTAAGGGCGCAATGCCGTCGTAAGTGGATTTACTTACGTTATATCGGGAGAAAATATGTCAGATACCGAATCTGTAGAAGAAGTTGTAGAAGCCGAAGTCGGTCAAGCAATGGATCAAATGGTTAACGAACCGATTGAGAATATAAATGAAACTAGTACCGAGCAGCAGGAAGAGCAAAAAGTGCCCTTGTCTGCACTGCAAAAGGAACGAAGGAAACGCCAGGAAGCGGAACAAAGAGCTAAATTGTATGAAGATATGCAAGCTCAGCAACTTCGAGAACGGCAACAATCTCAATCGGTTCAAGAACCTGAAGATGAATACGAACCGGTAACAAAATCAGAACTTTCCAAAAGAGATGAATTGATTTTGAGACGGGTGGAAGAAGCCGCTTGGATTAGAAATAATCCTGAAAAAGCGGCTGAATTAGCAGAGAAATTAACAGATTTTTTAAACCAAAAACCGAATCTTCAACTTGCGATTGAAGCGAAAACCAATAGGTATGAAGAAGCTTGGAATTTAATGAACGCGATGACTTCAAAGCAAAAACTTGCTTTGAAGCCGGCGACAATTCAAAAAAAAGAAGCGCCAGGTTCTCCCGCGACCCTACCAAAAGCAGCAGGGATGAACGAAGCAATCAATTTTATGTCTATGAATGATAGCGAATTTAATGCCTGGAGGCAAGCTAAAATGCAAAGAAGATAGGTTTACTATGGAGTAGATTATGTCAGTCACAACAACATCTAGCTACGGCTCGATGACAGATTCATGGGCACATCGCGCGTTATTGCAAAGAAGCAAGCCGCATAATGTGCACAATCTATTTGGCAAAGCTTTCAGCTTGCCGCAAAAAAACACAGATACAATGACATTCAGACGTCAAGAAAACTTGAATTCCGATCCGGTTGTATTACCTGAAGGCGCAGATCCTGCACCTGAACAACTTCAAAAATTCGATATCAACGTAACCGTTCAAGAATTCGGAAAAGTAGTTTTGCTTCCTCGAAAAGTATTGCTGGTTGTCGAGGATGATAGTGCCAACGAAACGGCCGATAATCTTAGTCAATGTATGCATACGATGTTGGATAAGGTTACACGCGATGTTTGGAATAGTGCGGTACCTCAAATTTCTTGTTTAAATGGATCTAACGGGAACTCCGTTACGGAAATCACTCAGACAGATCTAGACAGAGCAATTGCTTATTTAGATGAAAATAATACCGAGAAAGTAACTCCAACGATTGAAGGAAATTCACGTTTTGGCACCGGCCCGATTGAGTCGGCATATTGGATGGCATCTCATGTAAAATTGAAGTCTGACCTTCGAAAGTTAGATGCATATGTTCCGACTTCTCAATATCCGAGTCAACAAAGTGTTTTGCAATCTGAACTTGGTGCAGCAGATGAAGTTAGGATTGTAACATCAACACTCGTTCAAGTATCAACTGACAGTCCTCCTATTTATAACAATACATTGGTAGGAGCGAATGCATATGGGTATGTTGGAATTGATCAAGTTTCTACCGAAATAATCCTGAAACCTCTTGGATTCAACGATTATCTCAATAGATTCCAAGCTATGGGATTCACAGCCTGGTTCAATGCAGTCATCTTAGATGATTCTCACATTGTAACCCTATTATCAACTAAAGCGTAAGGAGAAATTATGTCAGATCTATTTAGAGGGCAAACTTGTTCCGAAGCTTATAAGTTCATATCGGCAGGAACAGCCCATACTTTCACATTCAACTTTCAACCGGATAAGGTTACATTTTATAATCTTACCGATTGGGCAAGTACAGCAGGCAATTTGCCTATTTCCGTTTGGTTTAGAAGTCAAACTACAGCAGCCCATGCTTTTCAACAAAAAGTAATTGATTCGGCAGCCGCTCAGTCATTTAACTTTGTTGATCAGGCTACAAACGGTTTTACCGTTGCCGACACTAGCGGAGGCGTTGCATCTTCCCACTCTAATATTAGTGCAATATCTCAAGCGGATCCTTGTGTAGTTACTACAAGTGCCGCTCACGGACTGCAAACTAATCAGATTATTAGAATCACTGATTTAGGATCTGAAATGCCTACCGCCCGTGGTATGGATGAACTTGATGGGAATCGTTATAGAATTGTAGTTCTTTCGACAACTACTTTTTCTCTTAAAGATCCTATTAGTGACGATGCAATCGATTCTAGTGGATTTGTTGCTTATGTAAGCGGTGGACAGGTTACTCTTGAATCTCATGTAATCTCCTTGAATAACCCTCAAGTGACTCCATATAGTTCAAGTAATCCATACAATCCGAACGTTTTTTCATATGATCCGATTGAATACAAACTAACTGCCGGAACTTCCGTAATGGGTTCTGATAGCGACGTATTTTTAATTGAAGTATTGAAATACGGACAAGTAATTGATTTAGGAGACTTATTAACCTAATTGATTTGTATTTGGGCACCTTATTTAGGTGCCCATTACATATGGAGTTTATGAGCGGACAGGAAGTTGTTAGAGCCGATATTTCAAATATTACCAATGCAGAGAAATGTGTAATTACTACATCCGATGCACATGGTTTTTCAACTAATAATTTCGTTCGTTTAACGGATTTAAATAGTTCTATTCCTACTTTAAGAGGAATGGATCAAATAAATAATAAAAAGTTTCGTGTAGTTGTGATTGACACTACCGACTTTTATATCGAAGATCCAATCACCTTCGAGAAGATTAACTCAACGGACTACACACCCTATGTCTCGGGAGGGTACGTAACATTAGTACAGTCCGAATTTATATATAGCGGAGATTAAATATGGTAAGACAAAAAAGACATGAAACAAATTATGACACACTGCTTGAAAAAGTAGAATCGGAAAAACAGAAAACGGATATTGATTTAGATGATATGCCGCTTGAAACTCTCGGAGATTATCTTAGATACAATGCAAAGGCAAGAAAGATGAATAAAAAACTGAAAATTTGCAGATATCCGATTAAACAATGCCCAATTGAAAAACATCCGAAAGAACGCATTCAATTTATGAGAAAAGATCAACCTAAAAATCCTCTGCATGTTTATTTATACAATGAAATGATCGATTTTAAAGATGAATTGATTCCAGGGCGAGTATATGACCTTCCTTTATGCATCGTTGATTACTTGGCTAGCAAGGGGTATCCGATTTGGGAACGGATAATTAATCAGGACGGGTCGGAAGATACCGTGAAAGTGGCAATGGATCCAAGATTTGCACTCCGGACAATATACGAAAGCAATGAATATAGGCAAACGGCGTAAATATGTCTCAAACATTTGCCGACTCTTTGAGAATCATGCGCCTGGCAATCGGCAGGCGCAATGTCAATGATTCGGATTCCGACGATACGACCTTGATGCAATATATCAGTGATTTCGTAAATCTTACGATGACTAATGATGTTAAAATTTTTGAGCAATTCGGTACGCTTGAATTTAGTATAGACGAGACAAATACAACAGGTGTTTATACATTTTCAGAGGTTCAGGATCAAGGCGGAATTTTATTCTCTAACATATCCGCAGAAGGATTTATTACATTATCCGACCCTCCTTCAGGTTCAGTCTCTTGGAATCGATTGGCTATCTATCAAGATCCGGGTATTTTCTATGATAAATGGGGTGTCAATAATACGGATGTATTAATCGCAGGATACCCCACTGAAATGCTCTATTATGGCGATGAATTCGTTTTTAGGACGATCCCGGATACATCATACAATGTGATTATATACGGATATAAAATCGTCGATGAACAGGATAGTACAAGCAATTCTCTGCCTCATGATTATTGGATGAGATATATTGCGTATGGAGCTGCCGCCAATTATGCAAGGGATTATAGGTATGAACAAGGATCTCTTTCGGCAATCGAAAAAAGTTATGCAAGAGAAAGAAAATTATTATTAACAAGGACTCACAATCAAATCAAGCAAAGTAGAGCCCTACCAAGATTTTAGAGGAAATATGGGAAAAGACATGTGGATTCAAGGAGCGATCAAAAACCCCGGATCATTGAGAAAAGCACTGAAAGTAAAAAAGGGAGAAAAAATTCCCGAAAAAAAATTAAAAGATGCAGAAAAAAAAGGAGGCAAAATGGGAAAAAGAGCACGATTGGCAGAAACATTAAAATCTTTCAAAAAGAGGTAATTTTATGCCTCTTAAAAAAGGTAGTTCAAGAAACACAATATCAGAAAATATAAAGAAATTAAAGTCGGAAAAATATCCACAAAAACAAGCGGTTGCAATCGCATATTCACAGGCTAGAAAAGGCAAAAAACCTAAAAAAAAAGATAAAATGAAATGAAATTGTCAAAAATAAATTTTAAAAATTCAGTAGGTAAATAATGGCTTGGAATTCAACAGCTCCAGACGGTACTAAATCTGTAAGTGCGAATGTTCCTATCTTGCAATCCAATACCGATTATATAGAAAGTACAATGCAATTAGATCATTATTGGAATGAAGGTTCAACAACCGATGGACATCATAAATGGATGCAAACGGTAGCTACAAATAATGCAGCCTCTTCTCAGCCTGTAAATGTCGTTCGAAAAAAAGATATGAACGTAGTGTTTTTTGGCAGATTTAAGACACCAACGGAAGCTACAGCGCAACAAGACTGCCAACCTTTTGTAAAAAACTTAGGAGATTCTTCGGAAGTCAGTCCATTTCCGTTAGGAGTAATGCAATTATTGGGAATTAGAGCTATGGCCGTATTTACTTGCACGGGAGTAGCTCCGGTACAAGCAGATTTAGTATATTCACATAATATAGCTCCAATTGTTGGTGTGGCAGCAACTGATGGAGTGGATCGCAATGAAACAGGAGTTTATACGATAAGGTTTGAGAATGAACTGCCGAGCTCGAATTATTTGATTTTAGGAGGAGCAAATTCTTACTCGCTTAATACTCAATTTAATCCTGCTATTTTTAGCGTATCAAGCGGAGCGGGTATTGCTACCAGAAAATCAAAAACAGAAACTGTAGTAGTTATCTCTAATATAGGTGGCACTAAAATAGATCCGTGGCAATTTTGGCTAATATGTTTTGGCGGTTAAATGGATATATTTGAAATCACCGGTTATAAATCGGGTCTCGATAATTCGGGAGTCAATTTCCTTGATCCCGCAGATGCATTCGAAACTTTAAATAACGGTTATATCTATCGACAAGAATTGTTGTCTAGGAAGGGGTATGTTCAATTTGGAAATCAGTTATCTGATGGATCTCGAGTCATGGGAATATTCCAAAATGTTAATCCACAGACAAACATCGTAACCACGCTTGCTTGTTCCAAAAATTATTTATATGAATATAACACAGCGGCCGATACATGGGATCAAATTCCATTTGGAGGAACGGCTTCCGCATTTGGAATCACTAACAATAAAGATTATGTATCAGGAACAACTTATCCCGATAAAACAGGAAATGGGCGATTTGTTTTTTGTTCTCGAGGTATGACTGATATATATTTTTATGACGGGAGTACGGTTCAAAGTTTTACCGCCGATAATGTAGATTATTCCGGGCCTTCGCCGGGTCCTCTTTCAAGAGCCACATATGTTGCTTGGTTTGCCGAACGCTTAAATTTTTTTATGCCGACCTTGAATAGCATGCAATATCCGCAATCTATTCTTTATTCCGGTATACGTGATGCTAGCGGGAATGGGGATAAATTTAATGTTACCGGATCGGGAAGACTTGATGCAGATACCTATGAAATTATGAAAGGTGTCAATTTGATCGCCGATTATATTGTATTAAATTTTCAAAGATCTAACTGGACATTAAGACAAACAAGCAACAAAGATAGTCCGTATTTTCTTAGACGTACTCCTTCTGTGCTTGGTACGGATGCATCTTTTTCTTCGGTTGCATGGAATAATAGTGTTTATTCAATCGGCAAAACAGGGGTATTGGCAACAGACGGACGAGAATCCGTAAAAGTAGATGATAAAATCCCATATTTTACTTTTAGAGAATTTGACGCAGATCAATTCGATCTTACATATGGAGGCTTCGATCGGATCAACGGACAGTTCTTGTTTGCT